AACCAGCAACGAACTACAGCATGGACATCTGTCAAGCAGAGTAGACGAATTAAAAGATTCTGTTAAAGACAACAGAGACTATTTTACTAATGCACTTCAGAGCCTAGACAAAAAAGTATGGGGTCTTGTGTTACTCACAATTACTACACTGGCAACAACAGTAGCCAGCATGTTAATATAATGCCAGTGCCACCAGAATACATACAAAATGCCGCACAAAAGGCATTAGACGTCAGAAAAACATTAGCACCCAGCAGAAGAGCAGGAACTAGTGTGGGCATAGCTCGTGCCAGAGACCTTGCCAGAGGGGCTGACATAAGCATGAACACTATAAGCAGAATGCATAGTTATCTGAGCAGAACAGAGAAGGCATACAAAGATGCCAAAGCGTCTGGCAAAGATATAGAGTCCAGTAAACAGATATTAGCAACAGGTTTATGGGGCGGTCCTCGTGCATTAGCCTGGGTCAGAAAACAATTAAACAAATAACAAAACCTGATAAATAAAACTGTTAGGCGACTGTTACAGAATCTCCTAGATTCAAATTCAAATAAGTTGCCAGACTATGCAGTAAAATGCACGGATTACTAAACATCTTGCCAAATAGTATGTTTAGGCAGTCACCTAACACCTTACCAATTTATCATATATCAAAATACAGTATTTGTATAAATACTATTGAGCAGGCAACTATCATTATCATTGAAGGTCTCCAAACTAGAATTGTAAATGTGTCTGCTCAACCCATGGCACTACATTATGGCAAAAACTCAGAACCCTACAGTAATAGTATATAACGCATAGGTTTGTCAGCCTTTATATTATTACTACATAACAGACCGGTTAAATGCCTAGCGAACAGCGACAGCACCCGTAAATACTGAGACACCTCCACCGCACCCGATGACAGCGGTTTAACAAGAGGTTAAGTATCAGTATAGTGTAAAGTTATACACAAACAGCACTGACACGAACAGAGTATATACAAGGTAACGAAATACTTAATGCAATAGCATACCGCTGTAGGTTGGAGATAGTAGCAAGATCCTGTGTCAATAGTGTAAAAATACCTACTCATCTAGACTGTGACTACTCACATCAAGAGGATGGAACCAGAATTGGTTCCGTCTGACTGAAACAATCTACATCAAGTCATATATATTATATCATCATACTGTTCGGATTCCGCAGGAAATACTTTTACGAAGGCAAACTTGTTTGCCGAAGTAAATCGGTAATTGCGTAGCAATTGCCAGACATATAGTAAATATCAGTATGGAAGTAACACCAGAGCAAAGAAAACACTTATTACAAATAAACAGAACAGCCGATCATATGTTTACCTGGGTATATGATGTATTACATAGTGGTAATATTTCAGTAAAACAATACAACCTTCTGATTAAAATACATGACATGCCACCACATGAGCAAACAGGATATGTTATACACGAAAATATCTTATATCCAGTGCCCAGAAAGGTAAAGAGATATCAGAAAACAGTTAATGGTTGGAAATTTACCAAGCGATACAGTGGCGTAATCAAATCACGCAAAAAGGATAAATAATTATACCCATACAGTAGGGAATATATACTGATTACAGGAGCGACACTATGTCAACTGAAGAAAATACCACAACAGAATCTACACCCTATAAAGTTAAAAATGTCAAATACGGCGAGCAGATAGTTCGAGGTCGTGTGATTGGCAGAAATAAAACAGTAATACCAGAAGAACAGGTGTTAGAATTAGGCAGATTACATTGCACAAACAAAGAAATGGCAGAGTTTTTTAATGTTCCAGTGCAAACCTTTGTGGATAATTTCCGTGACATTATCACAAAGGGGCGTCTAGAAACGAAACAACGTTTAAGAGCCGCTCAATTAAAGTTGGCTATGAATGGAGATCGCAGTATGCTTATATGGTTAGGCAAGAATATCCTCCAACAATCGGATTCGCCGATAAATACAGATAGCAGTCAGGTATTACCCTGGAACACAGACGAATCATAACCCCTTGTAAGTCCTGTTTGCCAGTTTGTTTATGTATATAGCGCCATTACATAAATTGTTGAACGCATTGGTTGGCATAACCCAACAATGTGACTGGCAACAGGCAACCCCTAATAAATAGTATTACATTAACATTCACAGACGGTAACAGAGGAGTTGTGTCCATTAACGCCGTCGGTAGTAAAGATGGGTCTTTACAATTAATTAATGTGTTTCCTTTAAAGCCAGGTAGTCAAGCATCTGGCTTTTTTTATGAGCCAAAAAAATACCCACAGTATGCGGGTATTTTAACCGTTGTTTTACATCGGTGTTTGCAAGTTAGGACAAGCAGTAGTATTTAACTAGTATGATAATTAAATACTGTTATAATGGCCTTACGCCATCTCCTCAGTAAATTTAAGAGTTGCATAATATGTGTTAAATGCATCTTGCAAATGACCAGGCACACACTCAGCATCATCCTTGCTTACACTATAACCAGCATTTATAATAGTATCCATATAGTCTTCAACATCACTTGCTGTTTCGATCTCAGCATCGCCATCCTGATAAGAATGTAACATACTCATATACATAACTATATCATTCTCACAAACCATCTCATTAACTATGTCTTCCATACGCTGTCTCTGATCTTCTGTTAAAAAGTTCATTATTTCAGCAGGCCATTCAAATCTAAAACTGCCATAACCGTCATGATCAACACCTTCACAAGTATCCCAAACCCATCTTTCTAAGTCACCGTATTCTAAAGAATCAAAATATTCATTTAAATGATCCTTTAATGCATCTAACTGTTTTCGGTGTATAGGCATATCTATAGTATAAAAACTATAAAAACTATAATTACCTTGCTCTTCTACCATTCTCATATATTACTCCTTAATTAAATATATACCTATAGTATAACTGATTTATCAGATATGTCAAGCCTATATGGGCTTGACAATATTAATATTAGTCCTTAATCCTATAGTAAGTTAAGCCTTGATCTTTGTGATCAGGGTGTTCCATTAAGTGCAAACCAAACTCATACATTACTTCATATGTGTTTAACCAGTTGGCTTTTCTGTAAGATATACTGGACATCATGCTCTGTGACATCAACGCCTCTAAGTTTTCTTCTGCTTTTGGATTAAAGCCACTTAACGGAATACTTGCTAACATAGTTCTACACACAGCCGCATACAAGCCTGTGAGATACATTTCATCACCACGATAGTTTCTAAACATCTGCTTTTCAGTCATATCGTGTGTATTAAAAAATAATGGAACTATTTGATCTTCTATTTTGCTATACAAAAATGCTAATCTATAAGAACCTTCATTGCTTTCAAAAGGTGCTGAACCTTTTTGCTGTTCTTCTACATTGATGTAATGGTGTTCTATAGTATTATAAAGATTAAATGATTGAGACTCAACGCCACCTAATATAGTTTTATATATACCTAAATGTGTATCATAAAGATCATCACCTTTATGTTCATCATATATAGCATCACGCCATACATCATAACCTTCGTCGCTACTCATTAGAGGACTATAAGCACAATATTTAGAATCATCAAATATTTTAGCAAATCCATTTATAGGATTGTCTAATAACTCAATAACTCTGCTATTAATGTTTTTAGTCATCTTTTCTTCGCCAGTCATTCCGTGAAACTTTTTACTAAGTTCTACAAAATGAGCTCTGGCTTCTGCTTTAGAAATACCTTTTTCTTTAGCATATTCTTTTATTTTACCGTCTGTCATATATTACTCCTTAATTAAATATATACCTATAGTATAACTGATTTATCAGATATGTCAAGCCTAATTTGTTGACAAAAATGTTAAATTCTGATAAATACTACTATAGATTTACAGGAGGCAACGGTTATGAAATTACCAACAGAAAAACAATTTACCACAGCAGGTATAAACACCTTTACACTATTAGGCATCAGTCTTACATGGGGTCACATGCTGGACTGGATCAGTATATGGTTATTACCATTAACTTTTATTAGCATAGCAATAGGTTATGGTTCAGAAGTCAGACACAGCACTAGTAGTCCCAAAATAGAGTTATAATGAAGCTCACTGCTCCTCAACAAACTATTTCTGACGATAAAAGCAGATTCAGAGTTGTGGCGGCAGGCAGACGTTTTGGCAAAACATTTTTAGCCATTAATGAGCTGGCTAAGTTTGCCAGGTTCCCTAATCAGAAATGTTTATATATGGCTACAAGTTATAGGCAAGCCAAAACAGTTATCTGGCAGGATTTATTAGATACTTTATACAGCAAGAACTGGATCAAGCGAATTAACCAATCAGAACTAATGGTAACATTAGTAAATGGTAGCACTATAACCCTGCGTAGTTCAGAAAATAAAGATTCTTTGAGAGGCGGTAAATATAATTTTATAGCACTGGATGAATTTGCAGACATGGATCCTGATACCTGGTTTAGTGTGTTGAGACCCACATTATCAGATACATTAG